TGATGAGCACTGAGGAAGTCAAGCAATTCGCCAAGACCTACAGTCAATCTTACAAGAATGGCTACAGTTCCCCATGGAAATCGAACTTTGACGAGATGGCGAAAAAGACGGTGCTCAAACGGGTGCTTAAGTACGCGCCACTATCCGTCGAGTTTGCCCGGGAGGTCGAAGCGGACGAAACGATTAAAACAAGCCTTGACGCCGATATGGTGGCCATGCCGGACGAAACAGATTATACCATCATCGACGATGAAACGGGCGAAGTCATTGAGACCGAAGTATCCGAAGATACGGATCAGGCAGAGCCTCAGACAGCTGCCGACGGTCAGACGGTTATCGACCCGCGATTGAAGTAAGGGCACACCATGGCAAGGCCCGTCAAAGAGGGGGTTGACTATTTCCCCCTTGACGTCGCCATGGACACGAAAGTAGAACTTTTGGAAGCGCAGTTTGGTCTTAAAGGATTTGCCGTCTTCGTCAAGCTCCTCCAGTACATTTACGGGGGGCATGGTTATTACGGTGAGTGGACAGAGGATATTGGATTATTGTTTTCGCGCAAGATCAGTGAAGATCGTAATCTCGTGTCAGATATCGTCCAAACTGCCATTAAAAGGGGACTTTTCCACGAAGGACTTTTTCAAAAATATGCGATTTTAACGTCAAGAGGAATCCAGGAACGATACTTCGAAATGACCAAAAAACGCAAATTTGAAAAGGTCCGAGAAGAGTACCTTCTGGTTCATGGTGCGCAAAATTTAGTTTCCGCGGAATTAACCGGGGTTTCCGCGGAATTAACCCCCGTTTCTTCCGGCAATAATACACAAAGGAAAGTAAATAAAACGAAATTAAACAAAAGGAAATTAAATATATATAATACGTCAGCCGAAGCTGACGATTATGTGAATTTTGCCGATAGTCCATCGCAAACACAAAAGACACCGAAAGGTGATCGATTTAATTACCAGCTATTTGCTGACTACTGGAATAACCATGTAGCCACATCCGGATTGGCGTCTGTTCGAGAACCGAAAAACTGGAATAAGAATCGCAGGAAACGCCTTCGCGATTTGGTAAGGACTAATGGCGATAAGACAGTGCTAAAAGCGTTCGATATGATCGCAGAAAGTGATTTCCTTTCCGGTCGAGCAACTGACTGGAATGCAACATTCGATTGGACATTAAGTCCAGGCAATTTTCAAAAGATCATTGAGGGCAATTACGCCAATCTAGGCAAGCGGAAGCAGAAAGAAAGCTATTACGACAAGGTGATACGAGGTGAAATATGAATAAACAAGATACCGCGCGCATCATGAAAATGATTAAAGCGGCCTATCCTAATTTTGACAAAAACGGAAATGAAGAAGACATTGCCGACCTGTGGGGCTGGCGTTTTAAAGACGTTGACGTCAAAGCAGTTTTTGAAGCGGTCGGTGAGTATATTGATACCGACATGAGTGGATTTGCGCCGAGCGTTGGCCAAATCAAACAAATTATCGCCAACAAAGCCTATAAGCCCATCGATCCTGGCGACGCCTGGCAGTTGGTTTTAAAAGCCTTGATGGACGCCGGCAGCTATCCGCAAAAGGCCTTTGACGCTTTGCCGGCACCGGTGCAGCGGGCCGTTGGGAGTGCGGCAACACTCAAACAGTGGGCGATGACGCCGACGGCCGAGCTTGAAAGCTTCACGAAGCAGCGCTTTGTGAGTCAGATCAAGGATCAGACCACGGCAGAGGTGCAGGCGAATATCGTGGATCCGAGCCGCACGCTGGAAGCCAAGGCGCCGGCAGCCTTGCCGGAAGAAAAGAAGCCGCCCGCGGATGATTTTGATCCGGCAGATCACCGGCCAGAGGGATTGACCAATACCATGCCGTCTGCGATTACCAATAATCCGAAAATCAAAAAAATTTTTGAAAGCTGGGGTGTGTGATGAACAATTTAAGAATTTTTGAAAAAAAAGAGTTTGGCCAGCTGCGAGTAATTGGAATTGATAGTGAGCCGTGGTTTGCTGGGAAAGACGTTGCGGAGGCGCTGGGATATGCGGATACCAATAAAGCTATTGCGATGCACGTTGAATCTGAAGATAAACTCAACGACAAAACGGCGTTGAGTTTAGGACAGCGTGGCGGATGGTTTATCAACGAATCCGGGATTTACTCTCTTATCTTATCAAGTAAGTTGCCAACCGCGAAAAAGTTCAAACGTTGGGTAACATACGAGGTTTTACCATCGATCAGGAAAACTGGCGGCTATATCGCCGGGCAAGAAGAACTAAGTGACGAAGAATTAATCGCGAAAGCCTTAGAGGTCGCCCATCGCAAGATTGAAGAGAAAGAAAAGCAAATCAATGAGATGAAACCCAAAGCGCTTTTTGCAGATGCTGTCTCTGCATCTGATAGATCAATTTTGATTGGCGAAATGGCTAAAATTTTGAGACAAAATGGCATTGAAAACATGGGTCAAAATCGATTGTTTGAGTGGATGCGGGACAACGGTTTTTTAATTAAAGGCAATCGTTCAGACCGCAACATGCCGACACAGCGGGCCATGGAAATGGGGTTGTTCGAGATCAAAGAAACGACGATCGTCCATAGCGACGGCCACACGACGATCAACAAAACGCCAAAAGTTACCGGGAAGGGCCAGGCATACTTTGTCAATCGCTTTTTAGATCGGGTGGAAACCTATGGCGATTAACAGCCGGGATAAGGGCGCCCGCTACGAGCGTGAGTTAGCGGCAGATTTTCGAGCCGAAGGCTACGATAAGTCGCGACGTGGCCAGCAGTACAGCGGAGCCAACGGCGACGCGGACGTAATGGGCCTGCCCTATATCCACGTCGAAGCAAAACACGTTGAGCGGCTAAACATTCACGACGCGATGGATCAGGCCGTGCGTGATGCCAAAGACGGCGAGCTGCCGGCCGTATTTCACCGAAAAAATAACTGCGAGACGCTGGTAACCATGCGGATGCAAGATTGGTTCAAGATTTACCGCGAATGGGAATCGGGAAAAGCGTTGATTGAGAAGTGGGAGAAAGAAGAGGGAAAACAAGTATGAAAATTTATATTAGCCAAACATTAGCCGGAAAAACTGATGAAGAATATTTAAAAGAGCGGAAAGAAATTGTCAGGCAGATTAAAGCGGAATATGGAGACGGCGTAGAGATCATCGGAAACTATGTCAAAGATAAATGGGAAATTGCTGATAAAGCGTTCTTTGCGCCAGGTTGGCAGGACGACAATGACTGCATCAAAGAACACGAAGAATGTGAGCGCCGGGGGATCGAAATTGTTTATGATGGGCTGCCCGAAGTGACTAATCGGGAAAAGTTGTTGGACGAAGCAAGGCGGATTGTGTGTGGGGATCGGGATCAGCAGTACGGTCGTCCCGAAGATGCTTTCCGGGTGATTGCTGAGTTTTGGGCAAGCTATCTGGGCACCGAGATTATAGCCGCCAATGTGTGCGACATGATGATCCTGTTCAAAGTTGCACGAAACCGTTACAAGCAAAAACACGATACACTAGTTGATATCGCCGGATATGCGGCGTGTGCGGCAGAGTGCGAAAATTGCGAAGAGGGGGAGGAAAATGAAAACTAAACTAACAAAAGACGAGCTGCAAGAAATTTTAAAGTTGCATGAGGCTTGGTTACGGGGTGAAAATGATGGGATGCGCGCGTACCTTCAGGACACAGACCTTCGGCGCGCGGACCTTCGGAGCGCGAACCTTCAGGGCGCGTACCTTCAGAACGCGGACCTTCAGGATGCGGATCTTCGGGGTGCGAACCTTCAGGGTGCGAACCTTCAGGATGCGAACCTTCAGGGCGCGGACCTTTGGAACGCGAACCTTCAGGGCGCGGACCTTCAGGGCGCAGACCTTCAGGACACAGACCTTCAGGACACTATAGGCGTCAAGTTGGTGTGCCCAAGCCACGGTGCGTTTACCGGTTGGAAAAAGGCAAGATATATGGTTGCGCCTGAGGAAGAGAGCACCGCGCTTGTAAAATTAAAAATTTCCGAAGACGCGATGCGTTCCTCGGCAACTTCGCGGAAATGCCGATGCAGTAGAGCCAAAGTCGAATCGATTTATGAATACGAATTTCAGAACGACAATTTAATTATCGAACCGATAAATGTTATAGCACACAGTAGTTACGACTGTGAGTTTTTGTATAAAGTTGGGGAACTGGTTGCTGTAGATAATTTCGAAGAAGACAGATGGATCGAATGTGCGCCGGGGATTCATTTCTTCATCACACCCGAAGAAGCGGCGCTGTATTAAATCGCGAGAGGAAATAATTTATGAACATGAAGCAAATTTCAATGACGTTTTTAATTGTCGCCTGCATAATTCTCACCGTCACGGTGGCGGTGCGTGCTAAGACGGTGACGCCGCCGAGCAAGCCGGAGTTTTCGGCATATGAAGCAACGTTCGAGAAAGGCGACAGCGGCATTAAAAAAGTCGTTGTATTACAAGACAACAAACGGCATCAGGAATTTATCCTGGTGCCGGGGTTTGGGATGGCGTTTCGGTGGCGGGATGCAAGAAAGATAGGCGAATAATGAAATCTAAAATAATATCAGAACTCGACCAGCGATTTTCCGACCTGGCTAAAATGCATACATATCAAAGCGAAGATGGATTCTATGTTGGCGGGAAATACGAAGAAGGCTGGCAAGACGCACTGGATTATGCTGAACAGGCTGCTAAAAAAGTTCTTGAGAACTATGATCAAAGTAAATATTACTGGCAACTAACAGCACTTAAAAGCATTCCATGTTCTTATTTTAATCTTCTTAAAAACAATAGCGAACTATGGTGTGAGATCGGCTCGGAAAGCGGTTGTATCGATGAATATGAAACAAAGTTTACGGTGCTTGAATTTAAAGAGATTTGCGAAAATCTCGGCATTGATTTTAATGCGTTTGAAAAAGTTGAGATTGGGGGGGCGAAAAAGTAATGCTAAAAATTATAGGAGTGGAAGCCATCGCGGCGTTAGCGGCACTGATCGCATTTGAAGTTATTTGCATTCGGGATAAGCTGGTGGTGTACAGACGGCACAAGTTTATGAATTTTGGCGAGGAAATGGCTAAAAGCATGGAAGAGGTGATAAAAAATGCCGCAGATTCTTGATGTTTGTTGCGGGACAAAAGCATTTTATTTTGATAAAAACGACGACCGCGTGGTGTTTAATGATTTGGTCCCTCGTGAGGTCACGCTATCGGATAGAAAAATAATTGTATCGCCAGATACAAGCTATGATTTTACAGATTTGCCTTATGAGAATGAAGCGTTCTATGGTGTCGTATTTGATCCCCCACATTTACTTCATGTCGGAAAAGGATCTTACTTAAGAGAAAAATATGGAAAACTGCCTAAAGATTGGCGGCCATTTATTAAATCCGGATTCGATGAGTGCATGAGAGTTTTAAAGCCGAACGGTTTTTTGGCATTTAAATGGAATGAGGAACAAGTCCCGACAAAAGAAATTTTAAAAACAATTGGGGTTGATCCGATTTTCGGAGACAGACGATCAAAAACACGATGGATGTTTTTTGTAAAAGGAGGTAAAAATGATCGATAATTACGAACAAGTTCAAAAAGTTTTTGCCGAAAGATTCTCAGAAATTGAAGATATGATCGCGAAGAGGCATCATATCACACTATCAGCAAAATGCTGGCTGCATTGATTTAGTACAAAGTCGAGAAGGTGCACTGTTATGTGTAAAAAAATACAAGAAGATATAAACACTACCAAAAAACCATATTAT